TGTATTACTTGGTGTCAAAGAAGTTCCAAGTTCTATAGTTTTATCCTCTACAACCAATGTTTCTGCGTTAAGTGTTACGGTATCTCCATTAACAACTAAATTTCCAGAAACAATCAAGTCATTTGTTTTTAGTAAGCCCGTAAAAGTGGGTGAAGCCAAAGGAGCCTTCAAATCAAGAGCCGCTTGTGTAGCCGTTGAAATCGGTTTATTGGCGTCAGAAGTGTTGTCTACGTTGCCCAAACCAACCATTGACTTGGTGACACCAGAAACTGTTCCAGTAAAAGTTGGAGAGTAAAGTGGTGCTATGACTGCGGTATTCACTGCAACAATCGGCGTTGTGCCTTCTCCAAAGATGCCGATTTCTTCGTTGTTGGTCAGAGTTATGCCAGTACCAGCAGCAAGACTTTGAACATATGAACCTTTTGTGTTTTCTCCAAGCTGGATTGTTTTATTGATCCAATTTGTACCATCAAAAATCAAAGCTTGACCATCTGCTATTGGAGTAGAAAGAATTACGTCGGAATGTTCATCAATTGAACCCAAAGAACCAGGAGTTGTTGTAGCGTCTGTCCCAGGAGCAAATCTTATGCCATTAAATTTTAAAACTTGACCGTTGAACAGCTCCAGTTGTGTCAACTTCTATTTCATCAATAATTAAAGTTGGTATTGTAGCGATACCTGTAAAAGTGGGTGAATCCAACGGAGCCTTCAAATCAAGATCCGCTTGTGTGGCTTTCAAATCAAGGGCTGCTTGTGTGGTCGTTGAAATCGGTTTGTTTTCGTCAGAAGTGTTGTCTACGTTGCCCAAACCAACCATTGATTTGGTAACTCCAGAAACCGTACCTGTAAAAGTTGGTGAATCAATTGGTGCTTTTGACAATAGTTGATTGTTTACATAAGTTGTTGCGTTATTATAAGCTGTTGTTGCCTTAGTTGTTGCATCTGTTGCTGCATTTGATTCTGCTGTTGCAGCTGCGCCGTAAGCATCGTAGGTGTTTGTTGTAACAGCTATGATTGGTTGAGACTGTTCTCCAGTTCCACTGGTGATTGTTATCCCAGTTCCTGCCGTCAAATTGGCTACATAATCCCCAGAAGTATCCGTCCCCAAGGTCACTGCATTGGCTACTATGTTTGCAGTAAGAGTTACATTACTTCCGCCATCTATAGTTACATTTCCATCAAGATCTCCAGCAAGAGTTATTTTTCTTGGGTTGGTCCAGCCAGCCGATGTTCCACTGATGTTGACTGCCGCTGTTGATGGAAGGCTTATTATTATATTGTCAGTGTTAGATGTTACATTTATTTCGTTTAGAGTTCCAGTTATGCTGTTTACAAAAGTCGGTTTTCCAGTAACATTTTCCCAAGATATGTTTGCATCTATCTCGCCTAACGATCCAGAAAAAACTTCTGAAGTATTGGTTGCATCAGGTATGAACGTAAATTTTCCTGTTGAATCATCAAATCCAAAATAACCCACTTTAGATGAAGTGCCATTATGCCATCTAAATTCTATTCCACGATCTTTGTTGTCGTCAGTTAGAGGGGCTGTATTCCCACCAAGAGTAATTATTGGATCTTTTAAAATAGTAACATTTGATTCAATAGTGGTTGTATTTCCAAGAATTGCTAAACTGTCATCGGTAGTAATCAAACTGTCTGATTGCTGAATCAAGTTAAGCGAAGAGTTTACAAGATTTCCATCACCATCCATGTAATAAAAAATTCTATTAACTGGATCAATAGCTATTTGACCTTCATTTAGTATAGGTAAAGCCACTGCAAAACCTTTCTTTATCTAAGATTAAAATATACCGCCATCTATAGTGACTCCATCAAAAGTGGTTAAATTAGTTATTGATCCACCAGTTATGGCTACACTAGATGCATTTTGAACCGCAATAGTACCAAGGCCAAGAGTAGTTCTTGCGGAAGATGCATCTATGTCATCTATCAAACTTCTACCAAAAGCAGTTAGCGTTGTAAGAGCTGCAGTATTTACTCCAGTAAAATACGGTAACTTATCTGCAGCAGAAGTTAGACCGGCAATTGCAGCGAGTTCTTCATCATAGGCCTGTACATCAGTACCTATTGCCAATCCAAGATTTGCCCTAGCTCCAGATGCATTAGTTGCACCAGTTCCACCATAGGAAATGGCTATAGTTCCAGCGTTCCAAATTCCTGTTGTGACAGTTCCCAAAGATGTCAGCGATGAATTAACTATTCCTGATCCAAGTGTAGTATTAGAAAGTACCACTGTTCCATTGACCATATAGGCCTTGTTAGAAGCAAGATCTAGATATTCTGAAGATGTCCATGAATTGGTAGCGTTGACCCAATTGAATGTTTTGTCGGTTGTTCCCTTAACAGTTAAACCTGCTCCGTCTGCTGTTGCATCAGATGGAGAAGCAGTACTAGCTAATTCTATGTTTTTATCATCAACTGTAACTGTGGTTGAATTTATTGAAGTTAAGGTTCCATTGACAGTAAGGTTTCCGCCTACAATTAGATTTTCTGAAATACTTACATTGCTAGCAAGACCAACTGTCACAGAGCCATTTGCTGAGGATACGACAATTTCTCCTGCTGTACCAGAAAGAGATGTTACTCCAAGATTGGTTATTGCAAGTTTTGAATTTGCGTCATCATAATCAACAGAAACACCAGAGTGTGTTGCATTCGTAAACAAAACTGCAGCTGCATCTTGCGACTCTTCAGTAAAATAATTTACTTGCGCAGCGCTAATTGCTATTGTTTGATTTGTTACCGAAGTTAAACGACCTTGAGCATCTACAACAAAGGTTGGGACGGTTGTATTTGAACCATAATCTCCAGCAGATACTGTTGTATCATCAAGATTTATCGTTACTGTATCTCCAGCAATTGATGTTGAGACAACATTGCCACCAGAAATAGTCAAAGTGTCAGAACCAGAAGTGATGGTGGAGGTTCCTGAATCAGAAGATATCTGAAATGAAGTTGCAACTGCGTTAATACTTGCATTTACGTTTGCTATTAATTCATCTACATAAAGTTTTGTAGTTGCATGAGCATTTGCGCTTGGAGCTGAAACTGCAATAACTCCAGAAAATGTTTTATTGCCAGTAATCGTTTGGCTTGTGCTTAGTGTTGTAAAGGCGCCGGGTCCAGCTATTGCTTCTACTGTTGTTGCAGATCCACCTTCGCCACTTGAACCCTTACCATAATAAAGCGTATTGTCAACTTCGTTAAAAGCTAGTTCAGCGTTCTCTAAACTTGAAGGGGCGCCAGGTGCGCCAGAAGATCTTCTTCTTATTCTAATTGTATTAGCCATTTTTAAAAGTTTCCTCCGTCAACTAGGTTTTCTTCTGCATAATTTGCCCATGCAGAACCGTTATATCGCAAAACTTGACCAGTTGTAACAGAATTTATAGTAACATCAGTCAAACCATTTAATACAGATATATTTGAAACATTAGACTCTATGCTTGCAATTCTGTCTTTTACTGTCAAATGTCCACCTGCTGGATTTAAACCAATTACAGTTTGAATGGCCTCAACTGCATCGTTTAAATCTGAGTGCTGCTGATGATGGGGTACTGTTACAGAATCAAGCCTGTCATTTACGTTTGGATTAACAAAATTATCTAGTGCGACTGGATATTGTATCGGCATTTTAAATCCTTACAGTGATAATATTTTATTAGCTGTGTTGCTCCAAAATATAGTAATTGGAATACTGGAATTACTACCTTCAAACGGTAAACCGTCGGAGTCATCAATATACATAATAAGTCTTGAATTAGAATTTGAGGAGCCAACTTGATATATGACCATTGCATTAAATATTGAACCGTCATGATCTATTGGAATATCGTCTGCATCAAATATTCCATTTGTGCTGGTTACATTTGATAAATTGTTTGATATTCCTTTAATTGCACTAGATGGAATATCTGAGACATATTGATCAGTTGAAAAATTTACGGTATAAAAATTTTTGTCTAATAACAATATTTTATAATTTGATGATGACGTATTTATTTCGCCATTTAAAAGAGACTGTTTGGCTTTTGTGTATACTGCATTTGCCATTTATACTCCAACATTTTTTGAAACAATAATCCTATATTTATATCCGCTTTCAAAATACTCTTTATCTTCAATATTGTAGGATGGTGTAGCGTCATTTAAGGATGGAAAGTCTATATAAACTTCTGGTTTCCAAGAATGTAATTGAACATTTGTTGATATATTCTCCCATCTAGACGGAGTTCTTTGTATTTTTTTTCTTTGACACTTAAAAAATGTATTATTTAAAAAGTTTGAAGCTGGTCTTGCATTAAAGGTAATTTTTGCTCTTCCTAAATTAAAGTCATTTTCAATATAGAAATCTCCATTTTTAGGAATAATATCTGATATATAAAATTCTGGATTTTTTGCCAATATTTGAATACTGGTGTAGGCATCGGTTCTTATTGATTTGTCTTCAACCAATATTTCGCTTGGATCAGGTGCCTTTACAGAAGAAAAAGAGGATGGTGTTGCGTCGTCTCCTTTCCATGTAAAACTTATCTGCTCTTCTGGAATTGACTCATTGACTGCATCAATAAAATTGACTAGCCTTATGAGATATTCTGTATTAGTATTTAAATTTGCTTCTGTGTCCCAATAAAGTTTTAAAGTTCTGGACACCTGATTATAATCTACTATTGTTTGTATATCTAAAAATGGATTTGTTACTACAGATGGAGTAGCACTGTTTGTTTGAACTATAAAATTTTGATTTTTTAAACTATTTATTTTTATGGTTCTACCAAATCTAATGGCAACCATATTTACATCAAGCGCAATTATTGTATCGATTAGGGGAAGAGCCACTTTTTTTCTCCTACAAAAATCTATATTATAAGTAGTAACAATTTTACCCACACAAAGCAAGATGGGGTGGCTTTCGCCACCCCAAGTCGCTTAGGTAGTAACTATAACGGCCCTAAGTATTAATTAGACTGCCTTTGTAAGTTCAACCTCATAGTTGCGTGTCAGTCTGACGTTCTTTGCAACTGTGATGCCTTCACCGTCACCGAGCATTACGATGTCGTAGCGCTCTTTCATCTTCATTGAACGGATGTCGCGGCTTGGATCATCAAACTGATCGGTGCTCAAATCGTCTTTGACGAGCAGAGAACCAACTTCGTTACGGTCAATCAAGAACAGGTCTGACTTGGCTGCTGTTGCACCGCTCTTGGCCGTGAAGCTTACGAACGGAGAAACAATGACATTCAATCCGAGCGGTGCTGTTGCATTAAGCGCACCATCGGCTGATTGTGGGCGATAGCCCCAGCTTGTGTTGACTGCTGCTGCTGAACCACCTGTGTGGAAAATTGCATCCTTAAGGAAGATTGACCACATGAGTGGGTGCAGAATGAAGTCTGTTGGAACATGGTTTTCGGCCATGAGAACCGCTGCCATATCAACAATATCATCCCAGGTAATTGTTTTGTTGGTGTTGCCGTCAAAACCGAGACCTGTGGTATCGTCATATGAAGCGCTATCATTGTCAAAAACTACCGTTGCGGCATCCTTAAAACGACTAAGCGCAATCTGCTCCTTGAGTCTTGCCATGGCACGACCAGCTGCACGAACGTGCATGCCGACAATGTCCCAAAGAGAATCGGCTATAACTTCCTCAGTGAAAGCTAGCTTGACGCCCTTCTTGGAGACCTTGCCCTCGACTTGCTTAGCAAATGCGAGTGCCTGCTCTGGATACTCTTGACCTTCAGGTATTTCTGAAGCTTGGATTGCATTAACCGCCGGAAACTCCAACGAGCGTCCCTTGCCTAGGCGCACTGTTGAAAGAAGCGGAGTCACCAACAACTGTGGTTCTGCCGCCTCCTTGAGTGTGCGTGAGATCACCTTAGGAAAGAGAGCAGCTGCATCAGGCGACGCAAAAGCCTCTTTGATGGTTACTCTGTTGTTTTCATCGATATGCCCATCCTCGGTTAATGCAGACTCCCAAGCTGGGAGACCCGAGAGGAGCTCTTGGATTGTCTTACTCATCTTAGGAATATTCCTCCTGTTTTATTTTCTTTTTACTAAAGTGTCAGATTGACGCGGAATGCACCAACCACATTGTGAACATCCAGATTGGAACGAATGCCAAGCTTGCCTGAGTAAGTGCCAGCCCTGGTGAGCTCAAACACTGTCTTAAGTGCGCCTGGATCTGATGGCAATTGCATGTAGGAAAGCAGACCATCATCAAAGTTGGTTGCAAACTTTTCTACCTCTACTACCTTACCAACCTGGAGGTAAGAATAGGCTGCTGATGACGCATAGAAGTCAGTAGCAGCTGCCAAAACAGGACGACCCATGTGGTCTGATCTTACAACCGAACCAACTGTGACGTCTGCATTAACACCACTCACCATTGGATACTCAACGTATCCATGAGTGATGAAACCCGCACCCTGTGAGGTGCCCTTATCAAATGGACGATACAGATCATACTGTGCGCAGCCAATTGGGACTGAGCGAGCTGGTACGACAATTGTATCTGTTGCCCCCGAGCTGTAGCTTGGTGTAGCACCATCTAGTGGATCCCACGAGCTTGGCATGTTGTCACCCCAAGTCACGTTAGAGCCTGTTCCGTTCGCAGGAACGATTCTTGAATCACCATTTGAGTCTGCAACCACCGAAAGGACTGTGCCCTTGGTGATTACAATTTCAAAACGGTCATCTTCGCTGTCCTGGTACCAGGTTGGAAGACCTGGGTGAGGAAGCAGGTATGCTGCTGGGGCAATGCCCTCAGAAACTACGAAACGACCGGCACCTGTCTTGGTGCCTACTTTACGAAATTTTGCTAATGACATGTTATTGTTCTCCTATTAGTGTTTGAATTAGAGCTTACGGCGACCCATAAGCGTATCTACGAAAAGCTGTTCTGCGGAAATCTTTTCGTCAGCTTTTTCTTCTTTGCCTTCATCGTCAAGTGTAATTACGTTTTTCTCACCCTCTACGACTTCTGTCTCCGAAGTGATCTCTGGCATTTCTACCTTTGCATTTTTATGCTTGGGCATTTTTGCCAGATCTCTCAGTGAATCTGCCAAGGAAGATGCACTACGATTTCTGTGATCCTCAATTGCCGATTCTCTGCTTTCTGCTGACTCAAGACCAACCGTTATTTTTGCATCAACAACTCTTTCAACAAGGGTGTTGTGCAATGCTTTCTTCAGCTTGGCATTTTCCTCTTCGAGTGCCTTTACTCTTTCAAGTAATTCGGATTGCTCGGTCTCAGTAGCTACTTTTTCTTCACTATTGAGTGAGGCTTCTTCCTTTGGCTGCTCTTGAGCTTCAATCTGAGTTTCCTCAGATTTCTCTTTTGGCTCTTCAGCTTTCTCAGAATCAACAACCTCAACTGATTGTTCATCTGCTTTTTCTGAATTGTCATTTGAGACTTGGTTTTCTTCGGTTGTGGATTCTTGTTTGTTTTCCTCAACCTTTGATT